ATAAGTTTCCTTCGTTTAGAGCCGCAGACAACGATAGAATCTCAGGTTGGTCGCAAATCAGACAAAGGCTAGTGGCAAGTCCTCCGTTGCTCTATATATTTGCTACTTGCCCATACTTGCTAGAAACCCTACCATCCCTTTCTATAGATAAACGTAATCCAGAAGACGCAGATTCTACTGGAAATGACCATGGTTGCGATGCTTTGCGCTATTTGTGCAAGGGTCGCTTAATTGATGCTAAATGGGAGCAGCCGGCAACGGTATTTAGCAAAGGAAGAATTAAGCTGGAAGCCTACATCGCAAGAATGAAAGCAGAAAATCGCAGAGCCAAAATATGAGTGTGAAAATTCAGCCTTTGATCCAAAAGTATAGTCCTCGGTGGTGGAAGGCTCAAATCACTCAAGCGGAAGAACGACGCAAAAGATTTATTGAACAAGCTGAAGAATCTATTCGAGTATACAACGCTCAAAAGCAAGTAGGTGTGCTTAATGATGCCGAACGACGACTTAATGTTTGGTGGTATTGTATCAATACTTTGCTTCCTGCTTATTATTCTTCTACCCCCAAAGCAGAAGTAAATCTACGAAAACGCACAGGCGGATTACCTTACGAATTGGGTAGTGTAATTCTAGAGCGAAACACTCAGTTCGCTATGGATACTTACTTTGATTTTGACAAAGTAGGCTACCAAGCTGCACTTCAATTTTTACTTACTGGCCAGAGCGTTTTATGGGCGCGTTACTCTGCTAAGTTTGAAAAGGTAGCGCAAGAAATTGCTGTTATTAAAGACCCCATGGGACAGCTAATTGATGGCACCGGGAAACCATACACTGGCGATACCAGCATTTTACAACAAGGCGAAGGCAATATCCTTGTTGCTTCAATTGAAGTAGAGCAAAAGACCAAGGAGAAAGCACTTTTAGAGGTTGTCCAATATAGCGATTACAATTGCTCTGATGCTCGTAGTGAAGATGAAATTGAATGGCAATCACGTCGTGCCTTTCTTGATAGGGCACAAGCAAAAGAACTATTCGGGAAAGATGTCGCTGACGAACTAAATTACGATTCTTATCCAGAAGTAATTAAACGCGATATAAACCGAAAAGATGACAAATATGAAGGCAAGGCAGAACTTCATGAAATTTGGTGCGAGGCTACTGGCAAAGTTTATTGGCTACAAAAAAACGGTGAAAATCCAATTATTGAATCTTCAGAGCCTCCTACACGCTTTGAAAAATTTTATCCGTGTTCAGTTATTCGGCAATCAATAGATCCTGATTCTGTTATTCCTATTTCTGATTACACACATGTTAGAGACCAAATCTTAGAAGTGGAGCGTCTTACCACTCGTATTCATGCTGTTACTCAGGCAATCCGCACTAACTTCCTATACGATGCCGCAATGGGGCCAAACGTAGAAAGCTTGTTTAAAGGCGATCTAAAAGGCGAGCCAATTATCAACTGGCCGTCTTATAAAGCCCGTGGTGGATTACAGGCAGGTATAGAGTTTTACCCAGTAGAGCCATTTGTTAATGCTCTAAACACGCTTCAACAGTCGCGAGGCGCAGCATTAGAGCAATTGTATGAAACGCTCAAAGTATCTGATCTACTTCGTGGGACTAGCGAACAATACAAGTCAGCCACGGCTAATCGACTTGAAAATCAGTGGTCCTCACTTGGTTTAATTGTGCGTCAAAACATGTTCAGCAAATTTATGTCAGATGGCATTGCCAATCTTGGCACGATTATTGCGGAACAGTTTGATGCTCAAACCATCCTAGATATTGGCGACGCCGATGCTCTTATTGAGCCTACAATTTATATTCCACCGCCTCCGCCAATGCCACCTATGCCACCTATGGGAGAAATGGGACCAGAGGGTATGCCACTAGGTGAAGCAGGCATGATGCCACCAATGGCACCACAAATGATGCCGCCGCCACAACCTGATCCGTTGCAGCTTATTGATGACATGAAGCAACAGATCATCGACCTTTTGCGTGACGACAAAAAACGCGCCTACCGCATACAAATTGCATCCGATAGCATGATTGCAATAGACCAAGCTCAACAACAGCAAGAAGGTGCAATGCTTATTGAGCGAGCCGGAGCTTTCTTTGACCAAATGCGAGGACTGGTCGAACAATATCCTCCACTGTTGCAATTTAGTCTTTCCCTGTTTCAAAACATGATGAAACGCATGAAGGGAGGTAAAGAACTCGATGGCCTGTTTACGAAAGCTATGCAACAAATTGGTGAAATCGCTAAGGCGAGAGAGGAAGCAGCTAAACAACCGCCGCCGCCAGATCCAACGATGCTTGAAGTACAAGGCCGATTGCAAATAGCGCAAGTTGAATCTCAAGCTAGATTGCAAACCGCGCAATTAGAATCGCAAGATAGAGCAGTACGCAATCAACTTGCTTATCAGGATCAGCAATTGAAACTACAGCGTGACCAATTAGATGCGCAATTGCAAATTCAGAAACAGCAATTCGAAGAGTATGTAAGGCAACAAGAACTTGCGTTGAGTCAGCAAGAGCTTCAAATCAAATCCAACAGCGTTCAAGTGGATATGATGAAAGTTGAAGCTATGACGCAATCAGAAGCCGGCAAGCAAGCCATTACTCAAGAAACAAATCGCATGGCTCAAATTCTAGAAATTCAAAAACTAGAATTAGAACAGATGCGAATTAAATTGGGTGAGTCCGAAAAGCTGATGGAAGAGCGTCGTTTAAACTCAGAACAACAGCTAGAAAGAATTAGATTGCAGATGGATCAGGTTACTCAAACCCCTCGCATAATGGGCATGGGAACTTTGGGTGGCCGTAAAAAATCAGGCAAAATTTTGACTGATGACAACGGGAATCCAACCGCAATAGAAATTACGGAGGAGCCGGAAGTTAAGGTTCAACGTATAACTTTAGACGAGGATGGGAATCCATCAGGAATAGAATTAGGGTAATTTATGACAAACGTATTGTATCCAAAAGGCAAAGAGAAGTTTCTTAGTGGTTCAATCAATCTTACTAGCGACACTATTAAGATTGGACTTATTGACACTGGAACGTACACCTACAACTCCACAGATGAATTTTGGTCATCGGCGTCGTCGGCATTAGTCGGGACGGCTGCAACGTTGGCTTCCAAAACAGTCACGAGTGGAACTTTTGATGCGGCAGATGTCACATTTACTGCCGTAACTGGCAGCAGTGTTGAAGCTCTTATCGTTTATAAGGATACCGGTTCTGCGGCTACATCTCCCTTAATTGCATTTATTGACGTTGCAGCAAGTGGATTGCCGGTAACTCCTAACGGGGGCGATATTACCGTTACCTTTAACGCTTCTGGAATTTTCTCGATATAACACTATGGATTACACAGCGTTGTGCGATGAGTTAAAAAAGCCTGAGTACCAAGGTAAGTCAGATCAGCAAGCTGCTGACATGATAAATCTAAAAACTGAGGTTGTTCGCTTGCCTGTCGATTGTGGAGCATTAAAAGCCTATGCCATAAAAGAAGGATTTTATGCGGATATTGAAGACAATTGTGCAAGTAGTGATACAACAAAACGGCGTCTATGTCGGAATATCAAAGCATGGATTGATGACATTGGTGGGCGCTTGCAAACGGTTAATATGGACGATGCGGTCACGGCTGACATGATGACTGGTTTGGTTGCCTTTAACATCGTAAGCGCGGCTGAAGCGCAGGTAATGGATAATATGGCTAATGTCACCGTCAAATGGACAGAGTTAAATAACTATCCAGAGATGGGGATCGGACTCGTCATAAATGCGAGGAAAATAAATGGCTGATATAAAATTTAGTTATCCATCGTCAACTACGGCGACAATTACCTTAGCAAGTCTAGCATCAGATACTAATCTGCTCGCTGGTCGTCAATCTGATGAGATCGACAATACGTCTAACAAATATCTCGATTATCTGCTTTCAGGGAAAGTTCGCGTAAACACTGGAACTGCTCCGACAACGACCAGGGCAATACAAGTATTTGTAGTTGCTATCGCTGACGGCAGCACATGGCCAGATCAATTTACTGGCAGCGATGCGGATCGAAGTTTAACATCTGCAAACCACAAATCCTCAATTTGTAAATTTGCGGCGGAAATGGTGAACGACGCAACCACTGGAGCTACTTACTGGTTTTCTGGCGTTTCAGTTGCCGCAATTTTCGGTGGTGTTCTGCCTACCAAATTTGCTGTATGGGTGGTTCACAACACAGGGCAAACGCTATCAAGCACAGCGGGAGATCACGCAATATACCTACAGCCTGTATATCAAACGGTGACGTAAAATGTACCGCCGTGGACCGGCACCTCTTCAAGGGTTGATCCTCTGGTGGCTTCCTTGGGCTGGTCCTACAGGCTCGTGTTTAATTGACCGCTCTAACGCTAATAACAATGGCGATCTCATCAATTTCAACGCTACTCAAGGATGGGTAGTTGATGGAACTGGATGGGCGCTTGAATTTGACGATGTTAATGATCGTGTTTTAACAACCAACGCAAGCCTGTTAAACCAAACGACAAGTCGTCGTCAACTTACGTTTTCTATTTGGGCCAAAACAACCGCAGCCAGTATCGGCACTTTGGTCGGATGCGGAACCACAACTGCAAACAATCCAATTATCTGGCTCCGTAATGATACGACAGACGCAACTAAGGTTCGATGGCAAGCCACAACAGGTGGTAGCAGTCCATCTTTTGACATAACTAGCACGACGTCTATCAACACGGGTGCTTGGTTCCATGTGTGCGGCGTTGCTTCGCCTGATGCTGCTCGCCTCTACATAAACGGTATTGAGGAAGGAAGTGTCGGCTACTCGCAAAATATGCCCTCCACACTAACGGGGATTCAGCTAGGAGCTACAAGACGACCTTCTGTGGGCAACTTCTTTGGAGGCTACCTAGACGACTTCCGAATATACAATCGAGGTCTAACGAGCCCAGAAGTTCAGCAGCTTTACCTACTTGGTCGAGGAGCAGGGTTTCGTGAAAGCACCGTAGCAAAATACAATTTCGCATCGACTCAAAACATTTCGCTTAACGCAATCGCTGCGACTACTACCGTTTACGATCCAACGGTTACTGCTACTGCTGCAATTAGTTTAGATACAATCGCAGCGACGACAAGCGTTTATAATCCAACTGTCATTCCTGGCGCGGTTACAATATCGCTTAATGAAATTGCTGCCACTACGACCGTTTACAATCCAACCGTTAACAGTTCGGCAAATATATTCTTAAACACAATTGCTGCTACAGGTACGGTTTATGATCCGACACTTACTGCTGGCGCAGTAACTATTTCTTTAAATACGATTGCAGCGACCACAACTGTTTATTCTCCAACAGTTTTAGCCACATCAAGTATTGTATTAGATGCGATTGCAGCTACGACAACGGTTTACAACCCGACTGTTACAGCAACTGCGGCCATTATTTTGGATGCAATTGCAGCGACTACGCAAGTTTATCAGCCAACGATATTTGCGAGCGGTACTACACAAAACATAAATCTTAATCTAATTCCCGCTACTACGGTTGTTTACAATCCAAGCTTATCGTCAGTGTCCAATGATACCTCCGATATTCTTGAGCGGGGGTTAAAGCGATTAAGACAGGAAGAAGAAAACCTTGCTGCTCAAATTCTTAAAAAGCGGCAAAAGAAAGAGCCACGTAAGGTTAAGAAACCTACAGACTGGAAGAAGGAAATCCTTGCTCAAATCAATGGAGCGCAGGATCTAGCCACATTAGAAGCAATAGACTTAAATGCGGAAAACGTAAAGATTACCGCAAAAATACTTGCTTCAATAGAAAAAGCTAAAGAAGCAAAACGACAAGAATTGCTAGAAAAACAATTAGCATTACAAAAAGCTATTGAAGAGCAGGAAAAAATACTAATAGAGGTTGTCAAAGCAGAGCAAGAAGCGGCAGAATTTGAGCGCAAACAAAACATTAGGAAAAAGCGTTTAAAAGCACTAATGTGGTTGGCTAAATTGGATTTATGACAAAATACAAATTGTTCCAGTGGTGTCCAATAATTGAACAAGTTGTTCCAATAGAAGAAGTAAGAAAGCGAGCCGCATCCAATGCTCGTGATTTATTCATTCAAGATGAGATGGAGCCGACACGAAATCCATTGAATCCTAAAGAAATATATACAAGTAAAAGCAAACTACGAGCCGCTTATAAAGCAGCTGGAGCCGTAGAAATTGGGGATGCTTACGACAGAGGTCATCAAACAGATCGAGAGTCGGGGCGAACGGAAAAAGAGCTAGTTAATAAATTGAAACAAACCATGATTGATAGGTACAGAAATGGAAGATAATCAAGAAACCGTAGAATCTACCGAAGTCGTCCCACAGCGAGCCCAAGCTGATGTTTCAATACGGGAAGCGTTGAGTAAGCAATTTGAGGCACAAGATAGCGAAGAAAGTGTAAGCGAAACTAGTCAGGAAAATGAGGGCCAAAACAACGCGATGGCACCAGCTGCCGCTACGGAAAGCCAGCCAATTCCGCTTGCTCCACCTGCGGATATGAATCAAGCGGAAAAAGCTGCGTTTCTTAATCCTTCGCCTAATAACGCGCATATTCTGCAATCCTATTTAAACAGAAGGGCATATGAGACCAGGACACAGTACGACCGCAAAATGCAGGAGGTCAATCAGCTTCGTGATCAAACTTCCCGTGTCTATGATGTATTAAAAGAATACGAAAATGACTATGCCAAAAACGGCATAAGTGTTGCTGATGTGACCAGACGATCCGTTGCTTGGGACCAAGC